AGACGGGAGCGGATGAAACCGTCAACACCCAATTGAAGATAAATATTCATTGTTGGCCCAATCGTAATAGTTCGCTTAGTAAAAGCGTTCTTTGGGACGAAAGTGATTCGATCACAGTCGTTCACCTCAATAACATTAGCCCAGATATCCGCCTTAGTCAGGTTGAGATGTCTCTCCTTTACCTCGGTTTCAATTGCTCCGAGCCAACGCTCGTCGGTGAAGACTGCTAAACGGGCAAACCGTGATGCCGCCTTGGTACACTGATAAGGAAGCGTATCAAACTTAAAATAACTTGACACACAACCCGGTTCGGTGTCCAAGGATGCACCCGGCCCATGACGAGACCTTAACGTCATTGTGTTGAGGTCCGGAACTTCAGACCCCAACAACTTCTGCATGAATGACCGTGCGTTTGTAAACACATTAGTCACCCACGCTTCGTCATCGCTAGCACCTGCAAGGGCCAGCCAACCACTATGGTTGAAGGTCCTGCAACGTTCCTCGCCATCCAAGAATTTCTCCTTGGCAGCAAGTTCCGCTGCTTTTTGGTTGGTCGCGAATCGGAAGTTTTTCAGAAGTCCTGCTAACTGGTACTTTGCCTTCATTTCTGCAAGGCTAGCACCACTAGTGGACATACTCAGTAACCCCCAGTCCTTCGTCAGCAATCTTATCCCCTCTAGATCACGTGTTCGTATGACCTTTTGGAGCAGATCTAGATCACCTTGCTGAAGGAGATAGCTAAGGTCGTCGGCGAGACAGCCGAGAACTTTCCAAGGATAATCCCTGGGAAGTCGTAAGGCGAAGTTTTCCTCCGCTGGCCTCAGCTCGGATTTAGAGCTACATTTCATAACTCCTCCACGATGTCAGTTCGCTACTTAAAGGAACGAAATAACCCCATAAATAATGAGGTCGCAAGTTGAACAACCTTGAGCCATCCCACAACTTCTTCTTGCTGTGAGGATAGTTCAGCCTGGTCCGAATTAACGGGCACAGGAGCCTCCGCCGACTTACGTGGCTTTGGCATCAGATCATTCCTTGCTCGTTCAAAGCGATCATTATGACATCGAGGTCCGTAAGCGAGAGATCTCGTTGGCGCATCAGAAGTACTTGGGCCGCCGTGACTCCCACCGGAACAGAATATGACGTTTCAATGATGATAGGAGCAGTCAGCTGACTGACCCCATCAACACCGGTAACCACGAAATCCTTGGAGAATTTCTTGGCAGTCTTTAAGACGCCACGGAAATTTCCAGAGATCTTGGGCAACGTCCGGTATAGGGTAAGAGTGTCCCTCGCAGACAAAGTATGCGAGGTGTGTATGTACATGGCACGATTTTTATCTTCATCGTACCGCGTAAATACATGGTCCACAGGCCCTACGCCGTCATTCTGTTCATCAACAGACAACGTAATCGTATTAGGTTGCATCATGTGCTCCTGGTACATTTCAGCCGAGACGCCAAAGTTTCTTAGTCATCACGGCAAGGTCAAGGAGTTTGAAACCATCAAGTCGGATTTTCATCGACGGAATGATGGCTCGGTTAGGGTTGACGACTCTATAACGAAGCTTATAAGTCCTCGTTAGAGATCCACCGCTCACTTGCCAATCGTTATACGCTGTATTAGCGTTAACGAAAAGGCTAGCGGAGGAAGCCATAGCTATCGTCGAGACGGTCGTATCATCTACGACACACCAAGAGGCTAACGGCGAGATCCCCGGTGAAGGAGACCAGGACGCTATTACCTTACTAGCATTGCAAAACCAGTCAACGACGAATGAGAAAGGTACTAATTCCCATAGAGCGTCAAGCGGTTTATCCAACCCCCAAATAGAAGTATCGGAGATCGAATCAATACTAGCAAGCACACCTGATCGGGCAGTAATGCTTCGCGCAGTAACTTTATTGCACGAGACACTACCAAATCCAGACACATACCACGTCTGAACGTTGGTTTGCGAAACCAATCCCGAATCACTCGACGTCGACCTAAATGTTTGACGTAATGGCCGCACCTTGCGTAAGAACGCTTGCATGGTGTTGTCAATGTCACACATAATTGGTCTAATCGCGTAACGCGCTTCCATGTACCTGTCAGAGAGCTCTTTTGGTGAGAGCTGCCTCCAAAGGCCTCTTACATCGAGTTTCTTTAACATCAACCCAATTTTTAGGAGACGTTTAAAGATAGCAACGCAAGAGTTCACGGTTTTGCGCCCCTCGGCTATTGTAACTAACCCGGCAATTTCCGATGCATCGGCTTTCGCCCAAGCACCGGTAGTCGCAAGATCCATCACTCTAG